GTATTATACTAGAAAAATTCATACCTAAGAAATTACCAGTATCACCAAAAATCCTTGTCTTTAGTGAGATTACAGAACATATTGATAATATCTGTGCCTACACAGTACATAGTAACAAAGAGAAGAATAAAAAACTAAATTACCAGTTATGTCAAAATAAGCCAGCCATGATGAATATTGTAAAAACCTGTTTCTAAACAGCCAAAATAAGATTAGTATAATACCATCTAATAAATAAGGTGATATAATATATAATAAATACTGATATCTAATTAATTTATCACAATCTAAACAACTAACATGTGGAAAAAAGCTCCAAGAATAAACTGCTTTATGCCCTAGAATGTTTATCGTAGTTTTATGTACAAATTCGTGAATTGGCGTCCAGATAAATATCAATAATAATGCAAAGATTAATGCTTTAATACAAAAGTTAAGTGTCCTTTTATTAATACTCATTTCATGTAAATATCTGATACAGTATTATTAAAATTAATCCTATTAATGGATATTCAGGATATATAAAAAGTAGTATTGATATAAATAAAGACATAGTTAATGAAATATAGAATTTAATATTTGTAATCTTGAATTTATACCAATAAAATAGCAATAAAAATGTAGGAATTAAATTATTAATATGGAGAATAATAACATAGAATATATTTGTCGGCATAAAAAAATAGACTATAAAAGGTGCATATTCCCATATATCCTGCGCAGAATTAAAAATTAAGTATGTCATAAATAAAGTATAATGCGGATATAGTTTATCTTCAAATATTTTAAACACTATTAATACTAAAGTTATCCATAAGATTAAGGAATAAATATAAATATGTGCATTTGTATTTTCAAAATTAATTCTTTCAAATATCTCCTCGTCGGAGATGTCGCCGTCGCCGTCGGTGTCCAGGGCGGCGCGGACGGCATCGAGATCGAAAACGTCGGTGAACTTCATCGGCATCCTCCGGTCCACACCTATCGGTCGGTGGCTTCCTCGACCTGTGGAAGTGCGGGTGCGGGAGCCTGAATCGAGACCTGCGTCGGCTCGGTGGCGTCGCGCACGAGGTAGCCGATCGCAAGCGAGGCCAGGATGGCGAGAACGAGAGGAAGTGGAGATTTCATGGTCGCTCCACCCGCAGTGGCGGGGTCAGCAGGATGTAGGTGGCAACGATCGGAAACAGACAGATGGCGAGGCCGTAGAGTCCGATCCTGGCGTAGATGCGGCGGGGGCTCATTGGCGACTCCGAGAATGCTCCCAGTCTACCACACCTGCCGCAATCGAGCGGGCCATTCGTGCGTAACCGTCGGGCGTCCACAGCATGGCGTGCCGAGCCGAGTCGAGGAAGCCCAGTTCGAGCAGCACGCCGACGACTCCCCTGCGGAGGGGGTATGTCCACCGGATGCAGTAGTCCGCACGGCGCGTCCAGTCGCCCCTTCGACTCGCCTGCGACTTCATTGCGTCGTATTCAGGCAGGGCCATCTGGGCGGCGATGGATTGCGCCAATTTCGCAGAGGCGGCCGACCGGTGGTGGTAGAAGGCGTCGAATCGATCCGCTCCGCCTACATCGCAGTGGATGGCCAAGTAGGCGATGTCCAACGCCGACCGCTCCGCTTGGTGCTCGACTTCTGCCCAGCGCTCCGGGTACGGGCCGACTCCGAGCAGCTCTGTCTTGATGCCAGCGCCTTCCAATGCAGCGGCAAGCATCGGCGCGAATTGACGCACGATCGCGGCCTCGACGAGATGGCCGACAACAGCGCCCGGGTCGTGGTGGTCGCCCTTGTCGCCGTGGCCGGGGTCGACGAAGACGATCATCCGGGTGCCATCGCCTGCTGTTGCTTGGCGACCACAGCCATCCGTGCGCCGGCTTGAATCTTCATCTGGACGATCTGCGCCTGGACGATCAGCGCATCAAGGCCCTGATGAATCAACTCGACCTCGCGCAGGGAGAGCTGGAGCGGGATCGTGTCGCCGGGCATGAGACTGATCTGTGGGACTTCTGCGGCGTTGACTTGTGCTTTTGCCATGACTCGTTGCCTACATTTCGGAGTAAACGTGGGAGAGAATCTGTTCGACCGCCCCATCGTTTCCCGATTGAACGAAGCGGTAGCGTCCTCGTGGGGGGACCGAAAAACTAAGCGGAACGATGAGGTCGGATGCGGCTCCCGGGCCGCTCTCCAACCGAGCGATTTCGATGAAAGAACCTCCAGCTTGGGCTACTTCGACCGTTACCCATGCCCGTCTGCTTCGCGCCGCCCAAGCATGCAACGTCACCACTACGTGGCGCGTCTGCGTACTGGGGCTCACAGCGAACTCCTCGCCCCATTCGGGGAGTGCGGTAGAAATAGTCAAGCTGGAGGCGCGCATCAGAAGATCAGCCAGTCGGTGCCGACATGGGGCGCGAAGACCCACAGATTCGTCGACGGCGTGAGCACAAGGCTCGTCGTCTGCCCGATCGTGTCGGATCCGGCGCGCAACAGCGTCACGTTGCCGGACGCCCCGATGTTGGAGATGGGGATCCAGAGCCCCTTGTTCGCCGTGAGATCCGGCAGGGTCAGGTTGAAGGCGCCGCCCGAGGCGTCGCCCCCAATGTGTCCTTCCGTCGCCAGGATCGTGTAGTTGCCGGTCTTCGGCGCGGTGATTCCTCGCTGCTTCATGGCTCGCGCGTAGACATCCCACGAAGCCGTGATGCTGCCCCACGGATTCCCATCGGTCAGCGGCGAGTAGCCATGGTCGTGGTTGCTCTTCGCGTAGGTCCCTGCCGCGCCTTCCACCGGCGTGGCGCTCCCGCCGAGGGCGATGGCGACGGCCGCGGTGATGCTGGAGAGGTCGCTGTAGGTGATCCCGGTCTGCGAGCCGCTGCCGGTCTCCCAGGCGCCATCGGTGCCGCACCGAAGCGCGGACACCGTCACCTTCGTGATCGCCGCGCCATCGCTGGCGCCAGCCACGAGCTGATCGAGCGTGAACAGCTCGACTCGGTTGGTGACGCCGTTGCTGGTCGACTTCAGCGCCAGGGTCGTACCAGTATGGCCCTGAACTTCGTAGAGGCCGTCGTTGTTCGTCGAACCCGAGATCATGACGAGATCGGTGACTGCGAAGGTCGCAGAACCGGTCGTCACCACCGTGGGATCCGACACACCATCGACGCCAGCCGTGTAGTTGCCGTTGACCGTCGTTGCCGTCGCAGTCGGCAGGTAGTTGGCCACGAAGCCGGCAGTCTGCGCGACTGCCGTCACGTAGTCGAGGTTGAGCTGTAGGTAGTTCGAGCGAAGATCGACGTGCTCCGCGTCGACCAGTACAGGGGTGCCGGTGAACGACACAGCGCCGGCGACGCTCAGCGCGCCGGTCAGAGTCAGGCTGGCGTGGGTGACGGCCGAGCCGGTGCCGAGTCCGAGGGTGGTCGCCTGTGCCGCTGCATCGGCGTCATCGAGGATGGCCCGGCCGGCTGCCGTGATGGCCGTCTCTGCCCAGGTGTCGGCGCCCGTGGTGTAGGGCAGTTTGTCGGCCGCCGTGGCGAGGGCCGCGAAGCTGAGCAGCGATGCATCGTACGCCTGCACGTCGGTCCCGATGACCAGCCCGAGAGACGTTCGCACGTTGCTCGCAGCAGCATCATTCATGATGCCGCGCATGAAGGAGGATGTTGCGATGGTGCCCATCACACCGGCGGCGGTGGCGTAGGGGACCTGGCCAGCGCTCATTGCGCCGAGGCCTGCCAGGGCCAGCATGTTCGGATGGTTCATTTTGTGACTCCTCGCTATAGATGGTCTTTTTAGACCGTTGGAACGACTATGAGATCAGCCAGCGTCCTGCGCTGGACTGGGGTTGACATCTGTACTGCACGCCCCGCCCTTCCACGTTCAACGACGTGGCTGATCCTGTGCCGAGCAGCAACGTGTCCGTTCCGCCACGACTCAACGTGACGATGTTGGCGCTTGATTCTACCCGGTAGATGTCCACCGCTGGGGTGCTCGCGATGATGGCAGGCAGCGTCAGGGCGATGTCGCCGCCCGTCGCGTCGACAACAAGAGGCCTGCCGTCAGCAATCACGGTGTGGGGCGAGTCTGCGGACGTGATCTCGCGGACATCACCGGCGGTCGAAGTCGTCGAGTCTGCGGAGTTGATCGAGAACTCACCGGGAAACCCGAGACCGCCAGGAGATGCGAGGCCCATCTACCACCCCGCCGAGATCAGGTAGGTCGTGGTGATGCTGTTGTCCGCCGCCGCATCGGGCCGGGCCCGGTGGAAAAATGAGGCCCCCGTGTACTTCACCGGGCTTGATGGCTGATTGTGCACCGCCGCCGCCGGGGTGCCGTTCTCGATTCTCCACGCGGTGGCGGCCGGATTCGTTGCGAGCCCGAGCACGGGATCGATCGTCGTCCCGGTGCCGGCCGACAGGATCGCGTACTGGGCGTGAACGCGTCCCTTCACTGGGAGCCCAGCCGTTGCGAGGACGATCTCCAGCTCGTCGGTAATAGTTGCGCCCGTCTCGACGATGACGAGCCTGTAGTCAGCGCTGTTGCCGGCCGCTTGCCGGTCCTGGATGTTCCCGCCGACCGCGTGAAGCGCTGTGACGGTAGCGGTGCCTGCGTATGCCATGATCTCGATCTCCTACGCCCACCTTACCCCGCTGGCCGTGGTGCTGTCAGCGGTCAGCGTGGTTCCGTTGGCTCCGACTCCGAGCCTAACCCATTTCGATCCGTTGTAGACGGCGACATCGCCCTTCGTGGTCGGGAGCCGCCCGAAGGCCTCGAGGTCGATGTCGCCGTCGGGCCGTCGAGCGATGAGACGGTCGGCCTTCGTGTCGACAAAGAGCGCCGCTCCCCGAACCGGGCATGCCGCGGCCCGCATGGCCGCAACGACGAGCGCGCGCATTGCTGGGCGAGTCGGCATCAGGTCCCGCTCTCCCAGGCGTCGGCCTTGTCGGTGGGCAGGACGCTGAACCGGACCCTGACTGACCTGGACTCGATCTCGGGGGAGACATCGACTACCATCGCGGGCCGACTCACGAGCCCGTTGACCGTCGAGACGAGGCCCCCCGATGGCCATCGGTCCGACAGCTCCAGCCGCGTGACATCGCCCGGCGCGAGCTGCCACGCGACGAGGGGCAGGACGATTTCGTAGTCTTGTGGCACATCGAGCACCCATGGCGCCATCCGAGCCAGCATTTCCGCGATGACCTCTGCCTCGTTGGCGATTACCCGGTCGCTGACGTCATATTCGAGAGCCCAATCCACCGGAAGCGTAGCAACGGCCGTGGTAAGGCTGGAGCTGTTGTGGCTGTTGCCCGCGTAGACAGTACATGCCGTATACTCGGTGCCGACGTCGCCCGAGAACCAGTCCAGGGCGGCGCTCACCACGTCGGCGTCCGTGACGACGTACTCAGCCATGCTTGCGACCGTGGCCGCGCTGCGGATGTCCTGGCAGGCCCGCGGCACAACTTGTCCCTGGTGCTCGACCAGCCAGATCCCGGCCTCGGCAAGCAGGGCCGACAGCCACGCCCAGGCATCGGCGATCGGATCTTCAACGAGGACCTCCCAATTGTAGGTCCCGCTCGCCACTTTCACCACCGTGTTTGCCACGTCGAAGAAGGCACGCTCATCCATCATCTCCGCGGGAAGCGCCAGCCCTTGCGAGGCACCGAGATCATCCCATGTGCCATTCGTGCCCGCCCCCGTCGACTGGAGCACGCGGGCCGCGATCTGGAGCGGGTGCCCGTAGTAATAGCTCACGTTGTAGCAAAGGTTTCCGACGCTTGCAACCTCGGCAACGGTGCCAAATTGCCCTGTCGTCGAAACGCCCGTCAGCGAGTTGGAGGATACCCCGGTGAATGTCAGGTAGAATATGGCCCCCGAGTCGCCAGTAACCTTGACCACGCCCGTAGCGCCGATCCCGCCGGTCGCCTCGAACCCTGTCGAGTCGTTTAGCGGAAATACCGTGTCGCCGGGCGTGTAGGAGGTGACCGCTTTTGTGTCGAATGTCCCAGCGTTGTGGCACAATTGCGCCGTTCGCGCCGCGCTCGCGTGCGCCGCCTCCAACACCGTGACGAGACGGCTCCGGAGCGCCGTGTTGATGCCCCACACGGAAACCTGGTAGATGCCCCGCCGCTCCGTTCGGACGGTCTGAATTCGACCGAGGGCCACGGGTTGGAATTGCCTGAACGCCCAGCCACCGAATCCCATGTGAAGCCGCACGAGCGTCCCGCGGCGCAGAGTCGCGGCCCACGTCAGCGCGTCAAGGTTGCGGACCTCGAAGCTCCACTCGGCGGTCTGGTAGGCCCATGTCCCAATCGTCACCGAGTGCCCGCCGACTCGCACGTCTCCGAGCACTGGCAGGCCCTGGTCGATCGGGTGCGTCGTCAGTACGCCCGAGGTGGCGCCCACGCCCTGCCCGGTGGCGCCCGCCAGGAACTCCACGGCATAGACGGGCGCGATCCTGGTGTCCGACAGGGCGGCGATGAACTCGGCGGACCACGCCATCAGCCACCCCGCCAGGAGAACACAGCGGCGCGCGCCCGGGCCTGCTGTTGGAGCCGTTCCATCGTCAACGTGAAGGATGAAGACATGGCCGCGCCGGTGCCAAGCGCGGTCGAGAATGAAGACAGGTTCTCGATGGCGCCCGGATACTCAACGAGGGGCAGGTCAAGCGTCCAAGTGCGCCGGTGGTCGGACTGCATCAGCATCTGCCCCGTGGAGCCCTCAGGGAGCCACAAGGCCGGGTAGAAGTCGGCGTAGCGCACGAACACCGGGCCCTGCTGGAACGTGTTGTAGATCGGCTCCGTGGGTGTGCACGTCACGCCCGAGAACGCGCTCAGTAGATGGTACTCGCGAAGCAGCTCGGGGTTCGGCGACTCGATCGTGATGTTGTCGCCTGCCGCCACCGTACCCGAGCTGTTGTACGCGGCGAATTGGGCCGTGCTGCGGAGTACTACGATCGTCGTGTCTCCAGCCTGCGGAAGCCGCTTCGTCCACTGGCCCCAGACCTTCGCCTGGTCGAGGCAAAAGGTGACGAAACCGCCGCGTTGCAGGTGCATCACGAGGGCTTGCAACTTGCGCACGATCGCAAGGTCAGCGGTGGCGAAACCGCTCATCGACTCGAGCGAGATCCGCACACCGCGCGCTCCGCCGAGGTCCGAGGCGGCGGGCACGCCCCATGCGGGAACGACGTCGACACGATCCCGAGTCGGCGTCAGTTGCAGGTCGGACACCTTCCGTCCGAGGTCGATTGCAGTCGGGGCCGTGGCGCCCTGCGGATACCACCAGAGGAAGGAATTCGCCACTATGCACCCCCGAGAATCGGGGATGTGCGCCGCCCATAGCGCCCCATCTCGCGGTTGATCGCGGAGACGAGTCGGGGGATCGCATCGCGATCCACCACGCTCGCGTTGATGTAGATGTTGACGGGCGGACTACTGAGGAAAGAGGCGCCCGTCTGGCTGTTGGGACCCCCCTCGGGGCGCACCACGCGCTCCCCTGCGTGCACCATCGCGAGCCCGGTCCGATTGACCTGCCCGCCCTTGGCAAAGCCCTCCCCGCTGAAGAGGAAATCCCACACTCCAGTTTGCGCCTTCGATACCTGTCGACTCGCCTCCGCATTGGCGGCTGGGTCCGACTTGCCATCCTTGCCGAACGTGAAAAGGTCGTGAATCCAATCCTTGACGTTCGACCACCACTCCTTGATCCCGTCCGCGATGGACCGGGCGATGCCCTTGAGCCCGCCGATTTCACCCCACCAGTCAGCGAATGCCTGCCCGAGGTGCTTCGCAATTGTGAGGGGCAGAATCGCCAACGCCCAGTAGGCTTTGCCGATGGCGATCGTGATTGGAATCACGTTCTCAGCCAATGCTACGACGATTTGCGGGATCATCTTGCCGATGACCTCCGGCAGCACATTGCCAATCAGGCGCGGCAGGGTGCCCAGCCCCTTCACGAGGTTATCGCTGAACTCATCGATTTGCGCTCCGATCTCGCGCGCCCCCATCTCGCCCATCGTTACGATGGTATCGATCGCGGTCGCAATCCCCGAGCCTACAGCGGCGCCGACAGGGCCCGCGATCGCAGTGCCGAGAGCCGGCGCAACGGCCCCAATCGCTCCCTGCACGTCCCCAGTGGCCACGGCCGCGCCGGCGGTGACCGCGGTGCCGATGGTGTGCGCCTGCGCCCGGGCGAGTTTTTCCGTCTCGGCAAGAGCTGCCTTGTTCGCTTCGGTCCACTCAGCGAGCCGCTCCTTCAGGTAATTCATGCGATCCGCGGTGGACTTTTTCATCTCATCGTCGCCCTTCTTCTGTGCGTCGACGCCGGCTTGCACCATCGCAGCAGCGAACTCTTCGAGGCCTGCCGTCGGGTCTCCGTTGAGATAGGTCATCGTCTCTGCGAAGGCGGCCGACAGATCCTTGACGGCAGCCTTCGCAGCCCTCAGGAGGTCTGTTTGTGACTCGATCGGGTTCTTCGAATCGATCACCGCCTGAGTGTAGCGATCCTGAGTTGCCTCGAGGATCTCCATCGCCTTTCCGTTCATCGCCAGTTGGTGTTCCGAGTCGGCCAACGCCGATTGCCCCCGCTTCATCGCGTCTTGCCAGTCCGACGAGTTCACCCAATCCGAATCCAGGCCCGCGGTGGTCTCCGCAAGCTCAATGACGGCCTTCGTTCGTGCATCCATCGTTTTCTGGATCTCGGACCGCTCGTCCTGGAGCTGCTTCCTCCGCTCGGCGAAGAGGTCCCCCGCCTGCTGCGCTACCAGGTATTCGTCTGCTTGCGCCTGCGTCATCGTCCCCTGCGCGACGGCGCCGAGAATCACGGCCTCTTTGACCTTCCGGTGCAGATCGACCATCTTGTCGAGTTGCGCCAACTGCTTTTCGCCAGTCGCGTTGGCGTCGTCGAGCTTGGACTTGAAATACATGTAGGCGCCGCCGAGGGCCGCAACCGCGACCCCGACGAGCCCGAGCGATGGCGCAATCCGGGTGAGTATGCCGGCGAATTTCGAGCCAGCACCGCCTATCATCATGAATTGCTGAGCGAGTTGACCGCCTTGCTGGATGAACACGGTCAGCGGAGATACGCCAGCCGCAAGCTGGGTGGCGATGTCCGGGAGTTGCACCGCCACCATCTGTGCGCCACGGCCCAGATTCTGCGCGCTTTTTCCGGCGTCGGTGGCGGCGGTGGACCAACTGGCGAGAGCCTTCGGGCCCGGCTGGATGGCTATGCCCGCTTTCGTCGCGCTCGCCGCCGCATGGTCGAGCGCGAGCCCCGTCTTTCCGGCCGATGCGGCCACCGCACCAAGCGGTGCGCTGGCTTGATCGTTGAGTCGGAGCACGAATTCAACCACGTCCCCCATGCTATCCCCCCATCACGACGACGGGAAAGCATGCCCCAAGGCGCTGGATCCGGTCGGCGTCCGATGCCTCTCCGTCGATGTAGCACGCCATGTCAAGAATCGACCCGGCGAGTCCATCAACGCCGGCGATCACAGACGGCCGGGCCCCGTACCGCTTGGCCGCTCTATCCAGCATCGTCGTCACCGACGGCGACCGGACGAAAGGGGAGCACCTCTTCCCTGGCGGCGAACAATGCCGACATTGCGGCCGTGGCGACCAGTTGCATGGTGGTTTGGTCGAGGATGCCGAGGGGGATCAGCCCAGCGCTCGGGTCCTCTTCTCCGGGTGGGACGAGTCGGCACTTGTCGATGGCGCCCTCGTGCTCGACCGCGACCACGGACGCCCGCACAACCTCCTCCTGGAATCGCACCTGCTCGGGCACCACCGCGCGCGCCCTGGCGGCCGTGGCGGCCTCTTGCGCCTCCCGGATGTCGTCGGGCAGGGCCTCGGGCATCGGCGGCTCCGGGGGGCGCGCGAGGCCCAAGAACACACCCTCACCGCCGGGCAGACTCAGCAGGCTCGCGAGGGTGAGGTGCTGAACGTGCCATTCGATGTCGTGACCGCTGAGACGCTGGGTCACGGTCGTGCGGGCGAGGGAAGCAAGGCTGGCGAGGCTCATGCGGGCTCCTAATCGTAGTAGTTGGCCTGTCCATTCGTCTGTGCGACGATCAAGCCCTCATTGCTCGAGTCCGCATGCCCGGTGAGTTCCACCGTCTGGGTCCAGAAATTCTGAGAAGAGATTGGGTCATCGAATGCGGTCACCACGGCATTCTTGAGGGTGAACAGGGTTGCATTGGGCGAAGTCCCGCCCGTGAACGTGATCGTTGCGTCGCCCTGCGTCCCGGCCAAGTGCTCGGTGAACAGGGTGTCCGACCGAGACACGAGGGTGACCTTGAACTTGCTCTCGCGCAGATTCGTCGCCACCGCGGGCTCGGAGGTCATCAGCGACCCGAGCTCGTCGACTCGGGCCACCTGGTTGGACTGCGAGATCTCGATGGACTGTGCGGCGTAGGTCTGCGAGTTGAAGCCCAGCACCCCGGCGTGCTGGTGTGCGATGATCTCGCCAGTCTCATAGGTCCCTGCCGCGATGTCTGCCCGGGCCTGCTCCGTCTGAGCGATGTAGTCGAGTCGGAGCTTCATCAGCTCGCCCGCCGCGACGCTGAGTGCCCACCCGTTGACCTTCGCGCCCTCGATGAGCTGGTCGGATCCCGATGAGCCGCGACAGACCCGCAGAGTCAGCGCGGGAAGCGCGCCCGAGAGCGTGTGGGTGTGCGTGTAGGGACTCGAGGCGCCCGTGGTTGCCACGGCGCCCATGCACGCTTCGAGGAGGTAGCCCAAGCCCGTGTACCGGGCCAGGACCGTGAAGCTCCCCTCCGTCGACTCGCGGACGGAGAAGTAGTCTCGTCGCCCGCCCGCGCCGCCCACGATGAGATGCGGCGTCGCGTCGCGCTGGATTCGGCGGCCACCGGCAACGGTGACGAGCGGGAACCATTTCGCGGCGGCGACAGCGGTGCCCCAGGTGGTTTCCTTCCCGATTCCGATCCCGGTGCCTGCGCCCATCCATGGGGTAGCCATTTCGCGCTCCTACTGCTCTGAAACGTCGCGCACCTGGATCCAGGTGCGCGGGTTGAGTTGGCGGCCGTCCGTCGTGCCGACCTGGAGGGAGATCGTCCGGTCGGCGCCCGAGGACCCCGCCTTGATGAGCGTCGACACGAAGAGCGCGCCGGTGCTGTCGAGTGCGTACCGAGTCAGCGACTCATCCATCTCGGAAGCCTGCTCGGAAGCCCCCGACTCGACACCATAGCCAACCCAGGACACCTCCTCGGCGTCCAGGGTGCCCTCGTGCGGTTCCGCCCGACTCGATAGCAGCCCCTGCAGATTCCACCAGACGCGGGCGATCTCGTAGCTCGTCTTGCTGAGTCGAACGCGGGGCTTCGTGCTGCTCGGGGGCTCAGCGAGCGCTCGAATGATCGGGGACGTCGGCAGGTAGTGCCAGACGGATCCCGTGCGCGCCGAGACGGGCACGAAAGGCGTGGTCGCATCCACGGCTGCCGAGTTGCCCCAGTACAGCCAGATAAGCGGCGTGGAGTTGGCAGCCGGCGGCGTCCAGTTGTCGACCTCGACGGTGCAGACCTTCGTGGTGGCGTTGAACCCGTTCAGATCGTAGGTCAAGAGGGTGACGCCATCTGCTCCGCAGACTCGAATGTCAGCGCCCGCCGCCTTCACGTTGTCCCAAAACTGCGGCCAATCCGATGGAATCACGATCGATACGTCTTCGGCTGCCGTACCCGCAGTCTGCTTGTTGACCGCCACCGGGTGGCGGTACTTCCACGCCGAGTTCATCCAGCTCATGGCGTGCCATCCTCGAACCAGTCCATGCGGACCTCGGCAACGAAGATCGCGCCCTGAATGCTCACATCAAGTTGCGCGCCGTTGATCGGTCCAACCATCGACACGGAGCGGATGTCGTTGACGAGCGCGGCCATGCTCCCCGTCCGCGCGGTGCGGATGGCTCGGGTCACGTCGTCGTAGAGGCTCATGGCGCTGGTCATCCGGGCGTTTCCCGTGTCGGCGGTGTACTCGGCGTAACCGATGATCCGCGCCGAGAGGGTGCGCCGGAAATTCCCCAACTCGGGCCCGTAGCTTTCCTCGATGTTGTCGGAGAACAAAGCGAGCGCTGGAAACCGATGATTGTCGAGGTGAGCGCCTTCAACGATCTGGCCCGTGCCGCTGACGTCGTTCGTGTAGTCGCCGCTGCCGTCGATCGCCGTCAGCGCCGCAACGAAGGCGTTCCAGATGGTCGCCGCGCTCATTGGGCACGCTCGAATTCCTTGCGGATCTGCCCACCGAGCCGAGCCGAGAGCTTCGCTGACACCTCATCCATCGATGGCCGCAGGTACGGGCGTTGTGGTATTGTGACCTGCTTTTTCAGCCAATACCACACCTCGTTTGTGTGCCTGTTGACGAGGAGCGCCAAGTCGGGCCGACGGGTCAGCCGGAACACGAGATCGGGCACGTCCAGCGGGGAGGCGTACCGTGCCACACCCGCCATCGTGTGGAGCAGAGGGTTGTTGGTGTTCGGGATCGCGAGCCACTGCTTCACGGTGGGTCGAATCGTCCCGCCGAACTCGTGAATCCGCGCGTACTTGACGTTTCCGTCGCCTACCCGGCCACCGGCACCCAATACGATGTCCGTGAGGTCGCCCGACTCACGCACCGATCCTGCGATGCTGCGCCGCAGGTGGCCCGTCCGCGCAGACAGCACCTCGCCGCTGAGTCGCTCCTTCGCCTTGCCTTCGGCGTCCAAGGCGCTCGCGATCGCCGTCCGCCTGATCGCCTGCCGGAGGCCGGCGGTGCCGATCTTGCCGAGCATCGCCACCCACTCGTTGAGCGTGCTCATGGCGTCAACATCACAACGTGAGGGGCGAGACTTTCGCGCACCACGTCCGGCATCGTCTCGTCTCGGAAACTCACCGAGACGCCCTGCTGGCTCGTCGACTCGCGCCCCTGCTCGCGCCGCAGGTCCCAGATGTGCCGCATCCACAGGGCGACAGCATGGGCGAGCCAATCCGGTGCGGTCGACCAGCCAGCCGTGCATGCCACCTTGATCGCGGCGATGTCCGAGGACCAGCCTGCATGCGATCGGGTCGGCAGGAGTCTGATCCTGCCTTCATCGCCCAACACCTCGTAATCCGCCGAACTCACCGCAGTGCCATAGCTGCGTTGGTCGTCATCGTACACCGCCGACACGGCGGTCAACGGGCGCACAGGCAGAACCAGGTCATCCCCGTCGATCCGAATCGGGGCGGCACCGCGGTCAGTGTAGAGCGTGTAGGTCGTGCTCTCGACGGTCGGAGTCCCGCCCACGCTCGCGGGCGGGTGACCGATGAAGACCGCGATCAACGCCTCCACGCGGTCGATGATCGTCCCGATCGCCGTGTCTTCACCCGTGCCGGTCAGCCCGGGCAGGTGGAGCCGCGCCTGCGCTGCGGTGAGGAGTGCCACGGCTCACCCCGCCAGTTGCGCGGTTCGATCTCTGATCGCGGCGAGCACCATGGCCCTGGCGCGCCCCGAGCGCTCGGCCATCGACAGGGGGCCCAGCAGGGCATCCAGGTTCCCGGCACGGATGTCACTGGCGAGATGGCTGGCGCTGGCGTTGAGCAATCCTGCGGGCACCACGGGCGCGTTCGGGGGCTCTGTCATCATGCGGTGGAAGCTCTCGGGGTACATGGCGCACAGCTCCTTCGCGGTGTCGGGTGCGACCGCGCGGATCTGGCCTTCAAGCCAACGATCGCCCATCGTCCACTCGAGCGGACCCACCGGGCAGGCGAACCCGCCCGAGAGCGAGCATCCGAGGAGGACGGCGCTCATTAGTCCAGCCGATCGGTCTGGCAGAGCACCATGAGAGCCATGTTGCCGACTGCGACACCGGTTCCCGCGCCCGTTTTCTTGAAGGCGATCACCGCATTCTGCGCCACCTCGAGCGACGTGCCCGAGCCGGTGAGGGCGGCGGCGATGTCGGTGCCAGCCACCAGGTCCCCGAGATCGGCGACAGTCGTCGCCTCCGTCGCGATTTCCGTCCCATCGATCTCGACGGACAGCGTTGCGTAGTTCGTCGCATTCGCCGTGACGGCGATCTGCGGCACGATCCGCAACGCAGACACGCGAGCCGGCCCCGTGAAGGGCCAGACGGCGTAGGCCACGTCGTCTGTGCCTGCGGCCACCGTGTTGAGGACGAGAGGTCCGATTGCTCGTTCCATGTTTGCTCCTGGCCTATGCGGCGTTGATGGCGATGGCGACGTTCTTCACCGAAGACGACGACAGCGACGTGTTGCCGTTGTCGATGTCGCGGATATTCGCCCGGACCGTGCCGACGAGTGCGATGGTGCCGCGCTCGGGATCGCGCACTACTTCGATCTGGATGGCGCGGCGGAGCTTGAGTGCGAACCGGGCCGCGTTGTACCCGACGTAGGTCGCGGTGGATCCCGCGGCAGTGTAGAGACCGGTCGCCGGGAACGTCTTCGCGAGAGCTGGGGTGAGGTCGATCGACCATGGGCCGATCTTCGCCACCTTCACGCCGAGGATTGCGGCGTTTCCCGCCCCAATCTTGTCGACCGTCAGGATTTCGGCCAACGTCTGAATGTCGGCCAGGTAGGACGTGTAGTCCACGATCAGCCGATTGCCGTCGGCCACATTGTGGGGCGGGGAGAGCGTGCCTGCGAGCGCGAAGAGCAGCGCCGTGGTGGTCGCACCCGCGAAACTCGTCGTGTTGCTTACGTCGAATCCGCGCGCGCGGAGGCCGAGCATGCCGCGCCGGTGGTCACCGGTGCCGCCCGCGCCGCTCGTGGTGCCCCAGAGCGAGTTGGGATTCCAACCCGCCAAGGCGGTGTCCTGGTGGGTCGATGCCGTGTCGCCGTTGACCACGACGTCCTCCAGGGCGAGCAGCAAATCTCGCATGAGGATCGGGCGGAGAGCGTCGATGCTCGGCAGGGTCGAGTCTTCGACCACCGCCTGATCTGCCACGTAGCGGATCGCGAATCCCTGGGGCACGGTGGCCCGGTTCGCGAATGTCGCGCTTGACGCCGTGAACTTGCTCGGGTCGTCATTGGTGGATGCGCCGAACAGGTAGGGGCGGGTGTTGCCGGTCATGAAGACATGGTCTTCTCTTGCGCCGGTCATGGCCTGCTGGGGGATCGAGTCGATGGCGAGCCGCAGCCTCGGATCGTACTTCGCGTCGAGGTCGAAGCCGGGCATGAGGATCTCGTCCGGAACGAACTCGCCCCCTGCGCCGCTGGATGAGGTGAAGATGCGGTCGACCGTCGCCTTTGCGGCCGATCGGATCGCGCCGGGGATCTGGTGTTCGAGCAGGTAGCAGAGTCGCCCGATCTGCTTCGGGCTGAGTCGGCGCATCGTCTCGAGGTTGCGCGGGTTCTCGTGCCGCTGGGCGTTCGCGGCTGCGTGCACGTAGGCGCCGAGGAGCAGGCGCTTGACCTCGGTGTGCAGCTCGCCGTAGTTCTCGGGGCTGTCGAGCAGTCCGGGTACCTTGACCTGCACGCCGCGGTAGTTGACTTCACGGGTGAAGAGGTTGAGCCGCTCCCCCGCCGAGTCTGCGAGCACGAAGCTGCGCAGCATCGAGTCGGGGCCCGTCTGTGCGTCGACGCTGCCGATGTTGGCGCGCGCACGAAGACCGGCGACGCTGCGGTCGATCGCGGTGAGGTCTGCTGCGGCCTTGGTGGCCATCTCGCGGACCTCGGCGCTGCACCGCTTGCCCTCGGTCACTTCGCCGGCGAGAGACTTGAAATGTCCCTCCACGGCGGCGAAATTCGCCGTGATGTCGGCTGCGGCCTTCGACGAATCGGACCAGTCGATCGACTTGAAGCCCTGTGGGGCGGTGGGCTCGGCGGAAACCTTGAACATTTGAACCTCACTGTCTACACGAGTTGCTACCACAGATCCGACGGCGCGTCAACCGCGCCCCTGTGGGACACGGAGAGTTGACCAGTCGGCATTGAGCCAGTTTGCCGGGCGCGGCGTGGCCTGTCGGCGATGGGCCTCGGCGTTCATCGGCACCACCACCACCGACGCCTCGTGAAGGGTCGGCGTGAGGTACACGAGGCCGAACTGAGACGCACGCGCATCCTCCTTCGGGAGGTCGCCGCGCCAGAGGACGCCAGCGGGCATGAAGCCCACTGACACCGTGCGGAGCGTGCCTTTCCTCAAGTACGCATCCACCGTGATTGAGAGCGGATAACTCTCAATCGGGGCGGTCCGCAGGTCGCCCATGAGGCGCCCGGCTTCGACCTGTACGCCTTCCCAGGTGCCGATGGGGGGCGAGCGTAGGTCGTGGCAGAATGGCGCCACCGGGTTGCCGCTGAACTCCTCCAGACGCCAATCCTGCTCCACGATGTCGCTTGCCCTGTCTGGGGTAGCCGTCGAGAGAACGAAGCCGAACGTGTCGGCGCCTTCCTTCTCGGCAGCCCTGCGCACCATGCCGACCTGGTAGAGCCCTGCGCTGGTTGGCAGCCCGGCCGACTCCATGGCTGCCCCGAGCGCGCGGGCGTCGCCTTCGAGCGCGAAGGCATCCCGCTTCACCATCGCCTGGAGGTCGCTCTGCGCGATCTGGCTTACATCCCCAAGCTGCGCCCATGCGTTGTTCTCGCTCATGCCCCGGCCGACGAGGGCAGCGTGGGCCCTGAGAAGGCCGATCACCGGCGTTGAAACGGTTGTGATGATCATTCTATCAGCTCCGGTCGGGAAGCACATCGGCAGTTGATATCCTCTTCCGGGATCCCGAACAAGCCGGGCTGTCGGGCCGTTTTGCCGATGTTATCGCCGATGGTGATGGTGAACTCCTCGCCCGGCATGACCGAATGGCCGTCAAGAGCGGCGTGGCTCGGGCGCACAGCGGCATCGGGGGAACCAAGAAAGCGCGCTGCAAGCCACATTTTCTTGAACTCGACGCCTTCATTTGCGGCGTCGTTGTAGGCACTGTCGGTGCCGAGGCTGATCAGGCGCGTTGACTCGGTGCGGGCGATGGTCAGGGCGCGGGCTGGCGCAAATACAGGATCGGCCTGAAGCCGCGCCTGCATTTCGGCGATGGTCTGCTTCTCGGCGACGCCTGTGCTCACGATCTCGGCGACACGGGCGCGCGTGGGCTCCAGCACGAGGACGATCTCCCGACCGATCTCCTCCTCGGCGACGTCGGCCTTGGGGTTCCACTCGATCCCAAGGATGTCTCCAGCGATGTCGAATCCTGCCCGGATGATCCCACCGAAGAGGTCGCCCACTGCGGTGGCGGTGCGCGTCTCAAAATCGGCCGCCAAGATGCGCGCGAGCATCTCGAGATCGAAGATTCTCTCGATCGATCGCTGGCCGGCGAGTTCCACGGCAAGTCGGCTGCAATACCGATCGGCCGCGCCGTCCAGGTAGCCGGCCCATGCCGTCGAGAGGGCGCGCTCGGCGGGCCCGTGCACCTCTTCGACGTGCCGGCGCCACTCCGCATCGCGCGCGGCGGCCGTCGAGAGGGCGCGCAGCGCAGGGTGGC